AGCGTTGCCGTAGTTATCATTAAAAGTATTGACCCAAACAGGATAGCTTCTTGACATAGTTTTTACTCCGTTGTTAGTTTGTTTATTTTAGTTTAAATGCAGGGCGGCTAAAAGTCAACCGCCCAAACATGTCTATTTATATCTCGCAAAGTATTTCTTTTTGTGAAGCTCTAGTTTTTGCTCAAGTGTGAGCTCGTCTTCTAGGTTCTCAACAAAAATAGACTCTTGCGAGTCTAACAGCTCACGCCCACCCTTTACAAATCCAATACGCTCAATTTGTAACTCGTTGAACATGTGCTCTAATGTTTGGCAACCGTAACAAATTATAAATGTTACAGCCAACCCTCTTTGACTGCTTCAGACAACATCTTCTTTTTTTTGTCTTTGTCAGTCTCTTTGTTGTACGCCGCAAAGTGCTCGTTTTTTGCCTGTTCGTCTTTAAACTTAGACAGGCTGTCTTCATTCTGCATTTTTGCGACCTTCTTATTAATACGTCTAGGCATTATATAAGACTCCATGTTGTTTCGCCGTTGCTGACGGCTCATCAGTGTAATTTGAATAATTACAGACAACAGAATTTTAATCTGTACTGGCTAAAAGCAATGACACTGAAGCACTAGACCGACTCGCTCACCTATAGGCTCACTGTTGCGGTGTCCCTCTTATTGACTGTGGGCTCTATGCGGCTGAGCCTGAGAGAAACTTTTTAGATTACTAGCTTAGGCTCTGTCACCGCCGTTAGCACTTGGAATAATACTAAAAAATTGAACATAAATAACTTATACATTGAAACGGATTTATTTAATAATGCTATTATTGCATAACAGATATGCACGTATTGCATAGCTTATTACATCATACATTATTAATAGACTCATAAATATTAAATACTCTTTTAATAAGTTTGGCGGCACTGACTCACGACCAAGACTAGCGGCATATAATATAATGAATAAATAAGGTAAAAATAAATACTTAAATAATTTAATCATAAATAATTAATTGCAGTGCAACCAATTAGAGTTAGCCAATAGCCAACCAATGCGGCTAGAGTCAACAGCTTCAATTTGCTCATGTGTGTCTTGTCTTCTTATCTTGTTAGTTGTTAGTGTGTAAGTAGTGAGTAGGTAGCCTGTATATATACTGTGTGAACCCTTACTCTATCTTATATGGGAACTTATCCTCTTATTTATCAAAACTAAAAAAACAGACAAGCACGAAGACAAGCGAAAACAAAAAGAACCCACAGCCGCCGCCGAATGTGACACATAACGGATATAATGTCCGTTTTTTTGTGGCTTTTTACTGCTTTTTTTTGCCTGTGGCTGTGACAAAATGCAACCCTATGGGGAAAATCAAGCCTCGCTACAGCGATATACCCCTTCAAATTTTTTTATTAATTATTCAGGTAATGCTCTTCAGTATGTCTTCTAGTAGTAAAATCATCTTTAAAGTCTAATAACTCTTTAGTTACACCATTCCAGTCATTATTTTTAAGATGTTTTAAGAATGTAGGCGTTCTATCAAAGTTACCATATTGATAACCTATAGACGCTACTATAGTTTGCTGTTTAGCTGACAAATCAGAAAACATTAACCCTGTTTTAGTCTCATATTGGTTAATAATATCTGCTGTGTAACTAGCTTTACTTCTCTCATTTATTAACATCTTTTCTTGGTCTGTTAATATTAGAGGATTATCTTTTAAAAACTTTTTAGCATTACTGCCTGACATGCCTAAATAAGGCGATAATTTTTCTATTAAAGATTGAGACAAACCCATTTTTACTCTTAAAAAATCTGAATCTTTCTCTTTTAAATCAAAACCCATACCCACAGTTACACCAGAGTTTTCTGTAGGAACTGAGCCATAAATGCTGTCTCCTTCTAATTTTCCTATAAAATTCCAGTCAATTTTGTGTTTTATATCCATATTATATCCAACTATCCTTATGTGGTTGTCTTCCGATTGTACTTTCCATAAAGCGTTCCAATTCTCTGTCCAATAGGTCTTCTTTGTGTTGATTGTAGGATAGGATTTGGTCTCTGTCCATACGTTCAACCCAAGCATTAGCGGCAATAGCCAAAGCATCAATCTGGTCATCATGTCGTAAAGCTCCTTTGTCTCTAGTTATCCTAGTCATCTGTCTAAACAACTGGTGATTAGGTTCTAATTTAAAGTCTTCTTTTATTAACAAATCGTCTACTACGAGCCTATGACCATTCATAATTGGCTCTAAAGTATCTATGATACGCTTTTCTTTTTGTATATTGTGTCTAACTTCTTCTACTTCACATGGGTGTATCTTAGCCATTATAGGTTTTAACAATGCTGTAGCCATACCGTCACCAAAGTTAGACTCTATGACAACGTGGTTTACATCATTCTTCTTAGCTATCTGAGACAATCTATGAAGAGTATCATCAGAATAACCACCATCTAATGAACCTATAGCAGTCAAATAAAGCACTCCATGTAGCATTTTAAGCACCGCATACGCTGTTTTGTCTTCTCCACGACCTGAAGGGTCTATAGACATTATAGTGCCTTCAAATGGTGTAAATTCTTTAGACATAAACAATGGTGCTACATAATAGTCACCTTTGAGTCCCACATTGGGTAACTCAGGGTCTATAGCTTTCATTTGTTCAGGAGAACTAGCCCACTGTATTTTAGCAGGAGCTTCTTTCCACGTGGAACAACCTGAAGCTACAATTAAATCGTTTAATTTTAAAGGGTATCTATTAGCATCAGACATTGTAGTATCTAACATAAACTGTAGGTTAAATCCACTACGTCCATAAGAACTAAGTCTTTCTAATAGGTCTACATCATCAAATCTTTTAGGGTCTGTAGGTTTACCTTCTTTGTCATTAATGTCAGCTATAATAGGTGCTAGTTTGTGACCATAGCCTATCTTTTGTACTTTATTAGGGTACAATGCTGTCCATATCTTTGTTTTATACCCACGTTCCTCTAAGCTATTATACAAAGACATCTCTGTCTGTGGTGTACCTAGAAATATAATACGTCCTACTTCTGGTTTTATAATAGCATCAAACTCTTTTACGGTCTCACTAAGTCTATCACGCATAAGTTGTGTCTGTGAGTTATTAGCTGACTCTACGTCATCAGCAATAATTAAGTCTGCACGTGAACCTGTAAGTTGACCTGTAATACCCATAGACTTAACACTTGGTGCATGTGATGCTAACGCAGGTGCTACGTCAAAGCTAACCTTAGAATGTCTTTGGTTGTCTTTAGGTACTAGATGTTTTAATATTGGCATCTCAGCGATTAAACGCTGTGTAAATGTACTGAAATCATCAGCCCTACTTTTAGATGCAGATACAACTAATATGTTACGTTGAGGATTTAATAGAAGTTGGTGACAGACAAATGCTGAAGTAATCCATGATTTACCTACACCTCTAAAGGCTTCTATAACTAATCTCTTGTCATCTGACTGTAAATAATCAGCTATATCGTACTGTATAGGTGTTGGTTCTGGTAAATTTAAGTGTTTCCAACACAAATACAAAAAATTTTTAAAATTCTTTATTCGTTTATCCATCTGTATCAAACGGTACACTATCTAAAATGTTTTCAGGTTTCTTATTAAGATTATCTGTACTATAAGTTTTACAGACCTCTAAACATACCTTCATTTCTGAAGCAGTTAGCTCTTCCCCTGATTTTAATTTTGTATATGCGTGTTTGACCAATAATTCTGGTAATTCTTTAACAATATCATCAATATTAACGACCTTGTCCTCTGTACTTTTTTCTGCTGAATGATTTGTTTGGTCTTTTTGCATGTCTTCCTTTTCTCTTCTTAGGTTTTTCTCTAATTGTAATTTCTTTGAAATTTATTCTAGCCATGATTAAGGGGTGTGATATTCCATGAGCCTAAACTCATGTTGATTTTTAATTTGTCGTTCTAATTCGTCTTTTTCTTCTTTTAGTTTTCTAATCTCTTCTTTTAATTCTTTGATTTCTTCGTCTTTATTTGGTTCTATCCAGTCATTAAGACTTATCGCCATATAACTCCTTAGTTAGATAATATTAACTTTTTAATAGATTTACTGCCGTCTATGTTTAACTCAAGCTCTGCCTCTGACCTTATACACTGGTATTTGACATTACTATTAAGTTTTAAACTTCTTTTAGCAATACGTGACCCTTTGAGACACTCAGACATTGATGTTTGTATTCTTGCTTCCTTAATCTCTCCGTTGATTATCATAAGCAGGGCTACCACCATCTCTGTCATTAATGTGCTCCGTTTCCGTTTTGTCTAACTTTATCTTTTAATATTTCAATATCAGCTAATGCTTTGTCTAATTGTACTCTTAAAAACTCAATGTTTACTTTATTGGTCATATTCATCTCTTGAGTCTCTTCCATTTTCTCTACGGACTTGTACAAATCCTCAATTAAAAAATGTTGCTCTTGGTCTGTAGGGACTTGCTCAGATTTTTTAAGCAAATCGTTTTCAAACAACTCTCTTGATGTTTCAAGTGAAGTCAGCCTAGCTGTTACTTCTGTGTAACCAAATACACCCATTGCTACAGCTATAACAATACCAATCATGTTTTTAATTGGCATTGAAACGGCTGTGTTTTCAGATACTTTCATAAATTACTTCTTAACTAATGAACCACCAAAGTATAAACCTATAATAGCTGACACTAAGTTTGTGTCTAATGGTGTAATAACCAAACTATTAGACGACAATGTAACCCATTTCATTATTTCTTTTTCAGGAATAAAGAAAAATGCAGGTTTAAATTCTAAATAACCTACAATTACACTTGTGTCTGGTTGTAATATTGGCATTAATTTTGGTAATAATACTATTGCAAAGACCGCAGTTAAAGCTATAATTCTTCTAGTCCACTGAAAACCTTTGTTTTCGTATTCCCTAGCGTCTTTAAAACCTTGTTGTTGTACTTCCGCTCTTTGTATTAGCATTTTTTGTTCGGCTTGTTTAGCCTTAATGCTTTGTGACCATATACTCATAACTCCACCTAATACGGTAGAGCCAAGCATAGTTATCATTTCAAATGGCATGTGTTATACTTCCTCTCCAAATTTTATACATTGCATACTTATGTATATGTTTCTTCTAATAAACTCGTCATTGACGGCTTGTCCTATTTCTTGTGATACTTGTACGCATTGCTCGTAAGTATCATAATTTTGTGCAGTAGGTAAATCACCTACCATACATAAATTTTGTCCATTAACTGCTAAAACGCAGAGTAATGCTGTAATTTTAAACATTACGTTTTACCTTTACTTTATATTTAGCACACCAATTACGGTTGCTACTATTGTTCCTAAGAAAACTAAAACTTTTACCATTCCTTTTCCAGTAGAAACATCTGTTCGTAAAGATTTAACTTCTCTTTTTAATTCATTTATACTATCTTGTATTGACTTCATTCTCTCTGCACATAACTTTTCGTGTGAAGAAAGTCTTACACCAGTAGCTACATCAGCATACTCTTTTGGAGTTACCTTTTTTCTAGCCATTAGTATTGTAGGCTAACGCCTCTTATTCTAGCTTCTTTACTTCCACTAGCTTGATTAG